GCTAGTTCTGATTTTGGACCTGTAAGTGTTGCAACGTCAAGTGTTTTAGTTTCTTCGGGAACTACAACAACCGTGGTTGGAATTGCTACTACGTTTACCTCATCTAAAATTTTAGTAGAAATAGGAACTCCAGATGGATTATTCCAGTATGATGAGATAAGTGTTATTCATGATAATACTAATGTAGAATTATTAGAGTATGGAAAAATAAACAATGTATCAATAGAAGAATACGTTGGATCTGGATTGGGAACATATAGCGCATATATTTCGGGATCAAATGTCAATTTAGATTTCTCACCAAATCCAGGTATAGCTGCTACAGTTAACCTGATGAGCATTTCTATGGCAGATTCTTCTTCTACTGGCATAGGAACTTATCAGATGAGACATGCTCTTATTGAGGGAAGATCAACCTCAATAGGTTCTTCAACTGCTCCTGTTGCTCATGATATTGGATCTTTTGATGAATCTTATGATGCTGCATATTTTATAGTTCAAGTTTCTGATACAACAAATAATAGACATCAAATTTCAGAAGTATTAGTTCTTGAAGAGGATGCGGAGTCAATAACGTTCCAAACAGAATATGGAAACTTAGAAACTTATTCTGGACTTGGAACAGTTGGATCTTATCATACTCATCCAACAGAAACAAACTTAACTTTTACTCCTCTACCAAATATTGATGTTGAAGTTAAGGTTTATATGAATGCCTTTAGATATGATGATGAAGTTACTTTACCAGATCAGATTGATTTTAATAATGGATTGATTGAAACTGATTTTGGTGAATATTCTGGATCAGACATAGACATTAAGCGACAATTTGGATTATCATATCAAACAAATCCAGTTTTTGTAAGAGATTTTGCTGGAAACAATAATGATATCGTTGATGTTACTAATAATACTGTTGTTGTTCCAAATCACTTCTTTGTAACCGGTGAAGAACTTTCATATTCCCATGCAGGAATTGGTTCAACAATGGCAATTGGTATTGGAACAACAACTATTGCAGGATTTGGTTCTACTGATAAACTTCCACCTACAGTATTTGCTTACAAAGTTGATGACAAAACTCTAAAATTTGCAGCAACTGCTCAGAATGCTCTTAGTGCTAATCCAATAACGTTTGATATTACAAATGTTGGAATAGGAACTTCTCATACTTTGACTGCTAAAAACCAAAATAATAAAGTTTTAATCGCAATTGATAATAATATACAATCTCCGATTGTTTCTACAGCATTAACAACTACTTTAGCAAGTAAAGCTGAATCTGTTGATGATATTATATACTTTACTGGAATAACCTCTTTCTTCGGAGGGGATTTGGTTAGAATTGGTAGTGAAATATTACAGATTGATGGAGTTGGTATTGGAACTACTAATGCAATACGTGTTAAGAGAGCCTGGATGGGAACAAACTATGCAGGATATTCTACTGGAGCACTAGTTACTAAGGTTACTGGTGATTATAATATTGTAGGTAATACTTTAAACTTCATTACAGCACCATACGGTAATATTCCATTATCAACATCAACAAATAGACCAGATGAAAGAGATTGGTTAGGAATTTCTACGAGTTCCAAATTCCATGGAAGAATGTTCATGAGATCTGGTATTGTTAATGGTGTTGGTGAAGCATATCATCAAAATTATATTTTTGATGATATTTCTGATGGATTCACTGGAATAGCAAAAACATTTACATTAAAATCTGAAGGATCTGATGTCACAGGATTCTCAACCAGCAATGCGATTATATTGATAAATGAGATATTCCAAAATGCTGGTGTAGAACAAACTTACACTCTAACAGAATCTTCTGGAGAAACAAAATTAGAATTTGTTGGATTTGCACAAACACTTGGAAAGGATGTTGGTATTTCATCATTCCCAAGAGGTGGAATGATTGTTTCCGTTGGTTCTATAGAAGGATTTGGTTATCAACCTTTAGTGTCTGCTGGAGGAACTGCAATTATTTCTGTTGGAGGAACTGTACAATCTATTAGTATTGGAAACAGTGGTTCTGGATATAGACAAATCCAAACAGTTAATGTTGGAGTGGCAACTTCTACAACTGGCACTCCAAGTATTCATTTTGTAGGAACAGCAACGGTAAGTAATGGTAATATTGTAAGTGTTGCAATCACAAATCCAGGAACTGGATATACAACATCAAATCCACCATATGTAATTTTTGATTCTCCACTTTCTTATTCCAATATTCCTTTAGTCTATTCTAGCAATTCTACTCTGGGTGTTGGAACTTCAGCAACAATTAATGTTGTTGTTGGACAAGGATCAAGTGTTATTGATTTTGAACTTCAATCAACTGGATATGGATACGGTCAGGGAGAAATTTTAACGCTGCCAACTGATGGCGTTGCTGGAATTCCTACAACTTCTGGTTATGTTCCGTTTGAATTGACGATTGAGAGAACAATTAACGATAAATTCTCTGGATGGTCAATTGGTGATTTGGAAATTCTCGATGATATTAGTGAACTGTTTAATGGAAGAAGAAGAGCATTTTCTCTTGAACTTGCAGGTGAAAAAGTCAATATTCTTTCTGCCCCAGGTTCAAACATTAATGTTGATTACACGCTATTGATATTTGTCAATGATATTTTACAAGTTCCAGGAGAAGGATATACTTTCGGTGGTGGTAATATTTTAACCTTCACAGAAGCACCAAAAGCAGGAGATACTTCAAAAATTATTTTCTATAAAGGATCTGGTGACGTTGATGTTCAATTTAGAGAAATTATTCCTACGGTTGAAAAAGGAGATACACTACAACTTCAACATTCTCCATATTTAAATCAAATCTCCACTCTTGACGAAGATGCTAGATTAGTATCATCTATTGATAGTGTAAATGTTGTCACGACTAATCCATATTATGGTCCAGGTAATGTTGATAATCCAGATTTAAAGAGACCTGTTGTTTGGTGTAGACAAACCGAAGATGTATACATAGATTCGAAAATAGTTGGAAAGAGTAGAGAACTCTACGAAGCAAATATTAACCCTTCAACATATCTTATTAAGTCTGTTGGTGTTGGTAGCACAGAAATTTTTGTTGATAATGTAAGACCATTCTTTAATCCATTAAATGAAACCGATGCTGGTGGATCAGATCCTTTCGTGTTCCAAAGAGATGTAATTTTAGTTTCTCAAAATACAAAAGTTTCAGCTTCTGCAACTGCTGTGGTTTCATCTGCCGGTACTGTTTCTTCGATTGTTATATCTGATGGTGGAGTTGGATATACAACATCTCCAGTCGTCAGTATTGCTGGAACTGTTGGAATTGGTTCTACTCATAATGCTTTTGCATCTGCAACCATCTCTGGAGGAAGCGTAGTATCCATTGCAATTACAAATCCAGGATTTGGATACACAACATCAAATCCACCTGTTGTTTTAATAGAATCCCCAAGCGTTGTTTATGAAACAAATAGAATAGCATCATATGAAGGAGATTATGGAGTAATAACTGGTATTTCTACAACTTCAGTTGGTGTTGCATCAACAGGAATTGTATTTGATCTGTTAATTGAGAAAAATTCTTTCCTCAGAGAATCTGAAATTACAGGATTAACTACAGTAAGTGGTATTCAAACTGGATATTATTTCGTTGTTTACAATTCTAATGTAGGAAATGGAGTAACTTCATTGGATAGTGGTGGTGGAGTAGTTGGTGTTGGTACAACATGTTTGGACAATGTATATCAGGTCGCCTCTGTATCGATTGCACAAACAGATGCCATTGGATTTGGAGTTACATATGTTGCTAAAGTTACTGTTAGTGTATCAGATTACAATTCCTTATCTGGAATTGGAACAAGCACTTTCTACGGAGAATATAGTTGGGGTAAATTGAACTTTAGCACAAGAGTTGGAACCAACACATATGATGCTTACACAAATAATGGTGTTACTGGAATTATTACTGGTGGATATATTAATAGAACAAAACCACTCAGATATATTAATTACATACAGACCACGTATGTATCAACATAAATAAATAAAAACTCGTCAAAAATGGCAGCTATTATAACTGATCAGATTAGAATATTGAATGCTAAGAATTTTGTTGCTGGTGTTACAACCTCAGCAAATTCTTATTATTCATTTATTGGATTACCAAATCCTACTGTTATTCAATCTAATTGGGATTCTGATCCACCAAGTCCACTTGATAATTTTGACGAAGAGAATAATTATTGGAATACCATTATTGCTCTGAAAAAAATTGAAGGTTCTGATGCTAGATTGGTTGTTCCAAAACGTTTTTGGAGTTCTGGAACAACTTATGACATGTATCGTCATGATTATAGCATTTCAAATACTGCTAGATCTGGAGCAACAAGTTTATACTCAGCAAACTATTTTGTAGTTAATAGTGATTATAGAGTCTATATTTGCTTACAAAATGGAACCACTCCAGAAACTCCAACTGGACAACCCTCGTTAGATGAACCAACTTTTACAGACCTAGAACCAAAAGCTGCTGGTACTAGTGGTGATGGATATATTTGGAAATATCTTTATACTATTAAAACTTCAGAAATTTCTAAATTCGAATCAACAGATTTTATTCCTGTTCCAGAAAATTGGGAAACATCAACCGATAATGCTGCTGTAAGAGATAACGCAGTAGATGGATCAATTAAAATTGTTACCGTAACTAATAGGGGAGTTGGTGTTGGTACTGCAAATAGAGCATATACTAGAGTTCCTATAAAAGGTGATGGTTCTAACGCAGAATGTACAGTAATTGTTAATGCAGATCAAGAAATTGAATCTGTAACCATTTCAAATCAGGGATCTGGATATACTTTTGGTAATGTTGATTTAGAAGCAGGTGGAGTTCCTAGAGGAACAACAATTCCAGAATTTAATGTTATAATTTCGCCAGAGGGTGGCCACGGTGCGGACATTTATAGAGAACTTGGCGCAAGAAATGTTCTTCTTTATTCCAGAATTGAAAATGATATTGAAAATCCAGATTTTATCACTGGAAATCAAATAGCAAGAGTTGGAGTTGTTGAAAATCCAAAAGCATATGATTCGACTCAAAATTTATCTATCGATAAAGCAAGTGCTGTTTATGGATTAAAACTAACTGGTGCTGGAGTAAGTGAGGCTACTTTTACTCCAGATAGCATAATCACTCAAACAATTGGAACTGGAGTAACTGCTGCGGGAAAAGTTGTGAATTATGATTCGATAACTGGAGTACTAAAATACTGGCAGGATAGAACTCTTGCTGGGTTCACAACCACTCCTGGTGCTGGTGTGGGAGTGACAAATCCAATTTATGGATACAATTTAAATAAATTTACAGCATCACCTTCTAGTGGAGGTAGTGTTATTATTGTTGGTGGTTCTGTTTCATTGGGAATAGACACATCATTTACTGGTTTGTCTACCTCAATAAATAATAGAACTTACTACTTAGGTCAATCTTTTACTAATGGTTTGGCAAATCCAGAGGTCAAACAACATTCTGGGAACATCATCTATGTTGACAATAGACCTTCTATCACAAGATCAACAAACCAAAAAGAAGACATCAAAGTAATATTGCAGTTCTAAAAAACTATGTCACAGGTCACCAATCTCAACGTTGCTCCATATTTTGATGATTTCAATAGTCCAGATGGAGCAAAAGAAAAAGATTACTACCAAGTTCTTTTTAAACCTGGATATCCAGTTCAGGCTAGAGAGTTAACAACTCTACAGTCCATACTGCAAAATCAAATTGAAAGATTTGGACAACACTTCTTTAAAGAAGGTGCCAAGGTTATTCCAGGCAACACATCGTACAATCCCTTCTATTATGCGGTTCAATTACAAAACACATACCTTGGTGTTCCTGTAGATTTATACGCAAGTCTTTTAGTTGGCAAGAAAATAACCGGAGCAACATCTGGAGTTACTGCTACAGTTGATAGAGCATTAGTATCTACAGATTCTGAAAGAGGAAATACTACCCTTTACATTCAATATTTAAATTCAAATCAAGTTGACAATACAATAGAAACTTTTACTGAAGGAGAATTATTAACTTGTTCTGAAGATATTTTAACAGAAGTTTTAGGATCTACTGTAATCAGTGCAGGAGAACCATTTGCATCAACCCTAGAAACAGGAGCAACAGCAACAGGATCTTCTTTCCAAATAACTAATGGAGTTTATTTTATTAGGGGTAGATTTGTATCTGTAGAGTCTGAAACTCTCTTATTGGATCAATATGATAATACTCCAAGTTATAGAGTGGGATTAAATATAGTTGAGGAGATTGTCAATTCTGATATAGACGATACGCTGAATGATAATTCTCAGGGATATAATAATTACGCTGCTCCAGGTGCTGATAGATTAAAAATATCTGTTAGCCTTACTAAAAAAGCATTAGATAATTACGACGATAATAACTTTGTTGAACTTGCCGTAGTTCAAAATGGATCTTTAAGATCTCAAAAAGTAAATACAGAGTATAATGTTATCGCAGAAGAGTTTGCAAGAAGAACTTTCTCAGAATCTGGTAACTATACCACAAAAGCATTTGATGTATTTGTAAACGAGTCATTGAATGATAGAGAAGGAAATAGAGGAATATTCAATGATAATCAGTTAACTCCCGCAGGATCTGTTCCTAATGATGATCTTGCTTTATACAGAATATCTCCAGGAAAGGCATTTGTTCGTGGATTTGAAGTTGAAACAATAAGTCCAAGTTATCTGGACGTACCAAAACCAAGAACAACGAAAACAGCAACTAATCAATCAATTGCTTTTAATACTGGATCATCCTTTACACTAAACAGAGTATATGGTGCCCCAACTACAGGAATTGGAAACACATATACTTTAAGTTTGAGAAATGAAAGAGTTGGATCGGATCAAACTGCTACTGCTGGAAAAGAAATTGGATTAGCAAGAGTATATGATTTTGCTCTAGAATCTGGATCCTATGATACAGACAATTCTGATTTAAATCGTTGGAAAATATCATTATACGATATTCAAACCACTTCAGAAATTACTGTAAATGAACCAATTACATTAACTGTTCCAACTTACATAAAAGGAAACAGAAGTGGAGCAACTGCTTTCCTCAAGGATGCCGTTACTAGTCAGACAACATTTTCTGTTTATGAGAAAAACGGAGAGTTTGTAACTAATGAATCATTCACTATTAATGGTATTAATGATACCAGAGTTTCAATAGCGGTAACATCATATGGAATATCAGATGTAAAATCTGTTTATGGAATTGTTGGATCTGCTAAGACTTTTACTGCAGACATCATTCCATCAGTGTCTTTAGATGTTGGATCTGCTGTTATCACTCCATTTGACGGTGCTGCTGGAGTAAGTACAATAACATCTACAAATGATAATTTCCCAAATAATACTTTAAAAGTAGGAACATTAGTTAGATATAGTGATCCAGATTACACTGATCCAGTTGTTGCGTCAATTGTCAGTGTTGGAACAACTCAAGTCACGGTCTCTGGGGTAACAACTGTTCCTGGAATTGCAAGGGGTGCTCTCCCTAGCAGTACATTTAATGCTACAGATTTTAAAGTATTAACTTCTAATTTTGATTATTCTTCTGACAACACACTTTATACGTTATTACCAAAACCAGTAGTATCTTCAGTTGATTTATCAACATCATCAATAAGCATTAGAAAGCAATACAGTGTAGATATTGCAGATGGTGAATTATCTTCATCAGTATCTGCTGGAACTAATGAGACATTTTTACCATTTGACGAAGAAAGATATACTTTAGTTAGATCTGATGGTTCATATGAAATTTTAAGATCAGACAAACTGAGTTTTTCTTCCAATTTTGATACTCTCCAAATCTATGGACTTGGATCTGACGATACTGGAGCAACTTTACATACAACATTAAGAAAAAATACACCAACATCCAAAATCAAAAACAAGAATAGAGTTAATACTCTGATTGTTAATGCATCAAAAAATTCTGCTTCTGGTATTGGAAGTACAACGTTAAATGATGGATTAACATATGGAAATTATCCATATGGAACTAGAGTTCAGGACGATAAGATATCATTAAATGTTCCAGATATTGTTAGCATTCTTGGGGTCTTTGAATCAACAGATACCAGTGACCCTTCTGCACCAAAGGCATCTTTATCATCTATAAACAGCCCTACTTCAAAAACAACTGATCTAATCATAGGAGAAAGATTTGTTGGAAGAACTTCTGGAGCATCTGGTATAGTTGCAGAAAGAGTAACAGATTCACAAATTTCGTTTATTATAAAGTCGAGTTCAAATTTTTCTGAAGGAGAGATAGTTGAATTTAAGGAATCTGGAGTTCAGGCTGTTATTTCCTCACTTACCAGTACAAGTTTAAATATTTCATCAAAGTTTTCCTACCAGAATGGACAGAATGGATCATTCTATAATTATGGTTATTTGAGTAAGAAATCATCACAAGTTTCTCCATTAAGAAAGATAAAAATTTATTTCTCTAATGGATTCTACGAACCTTCAGATAATGGTGATATTACCACTGCAAATTCATATCAAGCATTTAATTTTTCAAATGAAATACCTAGAGTAGATACTATTAGAAATACTAATATTATCGATATTAGACCAAGAGTTTCTAATTATAATGTAGTAGAAGGATCAAGGTCTCCATTTGAGTTTTATGGTAGATTATTTAATTCATCTGGAAGTTCTTCCGCAAATATTTTAGCGTCGGATGAAACAATAACTATCTCTTTCGCTCACTATTTGGGAAGAACAGATAGAATTTTCTTATCTGCCGATGGTAGACTGCAAGTTTCATATGGTGTTGCTTCTGAAAAAACTAATCCTCCAATTACAATAGAGGATGCCCTAGAAATAGCATCTATTCAATTACCACCATATTTGTTTAATGTTTCTGATGCCTCCGTCAGGTTTTTAGAGAATAAAGGATATAAAATGTCCGATATCAGGAAACTTGAGAATAGAATTAAAAACTTAGAATATTATACTACTTTATCTTTGTTGGAAACTCAAACCTCTAGTTTGTTTATTCCTGATGCAAATGGACTGAACAGATTTAAGTCTGGATTTGTTGTTGATAACTTTAAAACTCTACTTCCTCAAGAGATAAAAATACCTGTTAACAATAGTGTTGATACCAAAAATCAAGAAGTAAGACCAAGACACTATACAACTTCATTAGATTTGGTATTTGGTCCTGTTGTTAATATTGATCCAAATAGAGATTTGGCATTTACTGACCCAGAAGGAAATAATATTAAGAAATCTGGAGACATTGTGACTCTTGATTATACTGAAGTTGAGTGGTTAAATCAACCATTTGCAACTAGAACTGAAAGTATTACTCCATACATTATAAGTTTCTGGCAAGCAACGCTGGAATTAACACCACCTTCCGATACTTGGGTTAATACTGTTACATTAGAACCAAAGATTATTAACACAGAAGGAAATTATTCTGATGTAGTTGCTCAGGCAGTTGATACTTTAGGATTTGATCCAAATAAAGGATTTGCTCCTGTTGCTTGGGATGTTTGGGAAACTGATTGGATTGGAACTGAAGTTTTAACTTCAACCAATGTAACTACAGACACTACTTTTAGTTCTAACGGTGGCGGCCGAAGGTTTACAGCAAATCACCCAGATGGAAGATCTGGAGGAACTTGGATTAGACAAACTGGAACATTTACTGATACAGTAACCGAAGAAACAATACAAGAAACTGTAACTACTGGTCAAGAATCTAGAACAGGAACTCAAACCTTTATCACCGAAACATACGACGTAAGTTCCACGGGAGTAAGACAGATTAGCACCGATCTCGTCAAATTCATGAGATCTAGAAACGTTCAAATTGTTGCCAAGAGGTTGAAACCAAATACTAGATTGTATGGTTTCTTTGATGGGGTTGAGGTTACAAACTACTGTATACCAAAACTTCTTGATATTAGTATGGTCTCTGGAGTCTTTCAGGTCGGAGAGACTGTAATTGGAACAATGAACAGTTCTGGACTCAATAGAAATATTCCAGGCGTAACTCCTAGAATATCTTTTAGACTTGCAGCTTCGAAGCATAGAGAAGGTCCCTATAATAACCCAACTCGCCAATATACACAAAGTCCATATTCAAACAGAGTAATTCCTAGCACTTATACATCAACTGCAGAAATACTTAATGTTGACACATTCTCCTTATCTAATGAAGTTCAAGGTGAATACAGTGGATGGGTATCTCCTGGAATGGTATTTGTTGGACAAACCAGTGGTGCTGTTGCAACATTAAATACTCTTCAATTAGTGTCTGATATTTCTTCTAACTGTATCTTTAGTTTCTTTATTCCAGATCCAAATATTAACACTAATCCAAGATTTGAGACAGGAACACGAACATTTACCTTAATTAATAATAATACAAATGATCAAAATAAAGCGTCTACAATTGGAGAAGACAATTATACTGCAAGTGGTACTATAGAAACTTTCCAAGAAGAAATTACATCAGTTAGAAATGCCGCCATTGAAAATAAACAAGTATTTGAAGAGAGAGCTATCTTTAGTTCTACTGGACCTGTTGTTGTAGATACTAATGTAACTACTTCCACAAGAGTAGAGACACAAGATAGATATGTTGACCCACTTGCACAATCTTTCTTAGTAGCAGAAGATAATGGCATTTTCTTGACCAGTTGTGACGTATTTTTCCAATCGAAAGATGATGGAGAAATTCCAGCAATAATCCAACTTAGATCCATGCAAAATGGAATTCCAACTCAAAAGGTATTACCATTCTCTGAAGTTGTATTGAGTCCAGATGAAATAAACACCTCAGCCGACGGATCTGTACCAACAAGAATCACATTTAAATCTCCAGTTTATTTAAAGGGTGGCGGCACAGAGTATGCGTTATGTTTACTTTCACTTTCCACTAAATATCAAGTCTTTATTTCAAGAATTGGTGAAGAAGACTTATTAACACAAACATTTATATCAAACCAACCATATCTTGGATCTCTGTTTAAATCTCAGAATGGATTTACTTGGGATGCAAGTCAGTGGGAAGACTTGAAATTCACCTTATACAGAGCAGACTTTGTAACTAAAGGTGATATTCAATTCTACAATCCAATACTGTCTCAAGGAAATGATCAGGTAGCAAAGTTATTACCAGATTCTCTTGATATTAATTCAAGAGAAATCAGAGTTGGCTTTGCTAATACAATTAATGATAGTGGATTAACTTTAGGAAATACTGTTTTACAGTATGGTACTAATGCAACAGGTAATTATGTAGGAAGTGCCGGATCTGCTACTGGTACTCTTAACATTATTGATGCAGGAATTGGATATACTCCTGCTTCTGGAGGTAGAACTTTTGGTGGAGTCAATCTGGTAACAATTACTGGTACTGGAAGAAACGCAACAGCAGAAATTACTATTAGCAATGGAACTGCAATTGGTGCTACCATCACCAATGGTGGACTTGGTTATCAAGTAGGAGATGTTCTTGGAATTGGTACAATTGGAAGTATTCCTACAGGAGTTAATGCACAACTTTCTGTTACTTCAATTTCTGATATAAATGAACTTATTTTAGATAATGTTCAAGGAGAGTTTGTAGTTTCTGGAGCAGGAAATACCGTAAGTTATATCAATAATTCTGGAATAACAACTGAACTGAATTATAGTGATGGTGCTAATGTTCAAATTAGCAATATTGAAGTTGCAAATGACGGACTTCATATTGTAGTTAACCACAAAAATAGTGGTATGTATTTTGAAGATAATTATGTAACCGTATCTGATGTAGATTCTGATATTATTCCAACAAAACTTACTACAGCGTATAATACAGATTCTACAACTGCGATTACTGTTGAGGATGCTTCATCGTTTACTCAGTTTGAAAATGTTGGAGTTGGTACTACTAATGTTGGATATTTAAAGATTGGAGATGAAGTCATTGGATACACTGAAGTTGTTGGCAATACCATTGGTGGTACAATAACTAGAAATATATCCGGATTTAAGAAAAATTATCCAGTTGGCACTTTAGTTTACAAATATGAACTTGGTGGTGTTTCTCTTAGAAGAATTAATAAAACACACCAACTTAGTGATGCAACGGTCTCTGATCCAATATCCTTTGATTCATATAATATTAAAATTGATATGTCGGCAAATGGAAAAGACAGAAGCACCGATGTTGGATTCCCCAAACTTTACTTTAATGAGTCTAAGTTCTCTGGTGGTAACCAAATAAAATCGACACAAAATATACCATTTGAAATTATTTCTCCAATGGTACAACATCAAGTTGTCACTGGAACGAAATTGGATGCTAAGATCAGAACTATAACTGGGCAAAGTTTGAGTGGAACCGAAGTTCCATATCAAAATGCTGGATATGAAAATGTGACCCTGAATAAGTCAAATTACTTGACAAGCACTAGAATAGTTTGCTCAGATATTAATGAAACAAATAATCTGACAGGACTTAGTTTGCCAGGAAATAGATCATTCAACATGCAGTTAGATTTAGAAACCATTGATTCTAAAGTATCTCCAGTCATTGATACTCAAAGAGTAAGTGCTATCTTTGTTTCCAATAGAGTCAATAGTGCGATTACTAATTATGCAACTGATAGTAGAGCAAATAGTCTTTTAGATGATCCTACTGCATTTACATATATTTCTAAAGAAGTTACTTTAGAAAATCCAGCAACTTCGTTGAAGATTCTTCTTTCTGCTTATATTAACGAATACTCTGATATCAGAGCCTTCTATGCGATTAGTGATCGTAATGGATTTGATCCAGTGTTCGTACCTTTCCCAGGATATGCTAACTTGGATTATAGAGGAAGAGTTATTAATGCACAAAATAATGATGGAACACCGGATACTTTAGTTCCAAAATCACAAGCACTTGAATTTGACTCAAGTAAACTTGACTTTAGAGAAAATGTATTTACAATCGATGAATTACCATCCTTCAGAGTTTACAGAGTGAAGATTGTTGCGACATCTACAAATCAAGCATATCCACCAAGATTTAAGGAACTTAGAACTATTGCTTTAGCATAAAATGAAAAAAGAATATGTAAAAGTTTCTGGACACTCTGATTTAGTCAGAGATCCAGAAACAAATTCAATCATAAACAAAAATAAGTCTGAATATAATGAATATATGATGAGAAAAAATTTAAAGTCTGAAGAGAATCAAAAAGTACAAACAATTGAAGATGAAGTTGCTAGTATAAAAAGTGATGTGAATGAAATAAAATCTTTATTGAGGGAATTGATTAATGGATTTAAATAAAATTCATGGCATTTTTTCAGCACCCTAAATATTACTAGGAAACTTGTGAATAAATGGCACAACCAACAAGTAGAACAGAATTAATAAACTATTGTAAGAGGCAACTAGGTGCTCCTGTGCTGGAGATTAATGTTGCCGATGAGCAAGTAGATGACTTGGTTGATGATGCCTTACAATTCTTTAATGAAAGACATTTTGATGGCGTAGCGCAGACGTTTTTAAAATATAAAATTACCCAAGACGATATTGATAGAGGAAGAGGTAGAGGAGGAAATAACCCTATTGGTATTGTAACAACAACGGCAACTGCTCCTGCTTCTTCTGGAATTGCTACTACAGCGGTTACATTTTCATATGAAGAAAATAGTAATTATTTACAAATACCACCATCAATTATCGGAATAACAAAAATATTTCATTTTGATGGATCAAACACTGTAACTAATAACATGTTCAGTGTCAAATATCAGTTATTCTTAAATGATATTTACTATTGGGGTTCAACAGAACTCTTAACATATGCGATGGTTAAAACATACTTAGAAGATATTGATTTTCTTCTTACAACACAAAAGCAAATAAGATTTAATCAAAGACAAGATAGATTATATTTGGATATTGATTGGTCTTCTGTCAGTGTGGGTGATTATTTTGTTATAGAATGTCATAGATTAATGGATCCAAATGATTATTCTAGAGTTTGGAATGATTCGTTCTTGAAAAAATATTTAACTTCATTAATCAAGCGTCAGTGGGGACAAAATTTAATTAAGTTCCAAGGAGTAAAACTTCCTGGTGGAATAGAATTAAACGGAAGACAAATTTATGATGATGCACAAAAAGAAATTGATGTGATAATGGAAA